CTTAGGACCCCCCCTGGTACATCGTGTGCCCTGGGATTCATTACCCCAGACCTATGCTTTCCCCGCCCTACACAGTGTAGGGGCGGAGAGCAGATCAAGCTGCTCAAACTCGAAGGGAAGACCATGTCTGGCATCTTCACTGATAAACGTGATCGGTCTCAACCGTTCACGGTCCGTCGTTTTAGTGACGCGGGTGTAGAACTTACACCCATTCAGGGAAGACTGCCAGATCTCCAGGAAACCACTTCTTACCGAAGTGGAAGGGAATTGTCACAGGACGAGTCCATTAGACAGGACTCGAGGATCTTCGGATCCTTCCGCGATCTCGCGGGACCCCATGACACGGGTCACGACTTTCAGACGGTCAAGTGGAAATTCATTTCCACTAACCATCCGATGTATAGTGACACGTACAAGTCGAAAGTTAGTCGACTTGGACCCTTGATCTACCAGAATGGTGCCTCTACGACGCCTACTAAGGCGTTCGCTGCCGTTGGTCCCTTGGGATCCAACGACATCGTGGGGTACGGACAGCGGGCTATTTCAGCCACTGCCCCCACCAATCCGGTAGCCGGCCTCCTTGCCATGTTAGGAGAGATCTTGAGGGATGGTATCCCTCAGATACCAGGAGTTACAACTCTCAGCGACCTCAAGAACCCCGCCCGCTCTGCGGGCGGTGAATTCTTGAACGTTGAGTTTGGTTGGAAGCCCCTGATATCGGATCTCACCAAGCTGGCGAAGTCAATACGGAACGCGTCGCGAACCGTAAGCCAGCTCAGCAGGGATTCGGGCACTCAGAAGAGTGTCCGACGCCGGTTCTCTTTCCCAGTCGAAGAGTCATCGAGTGTTCAAACTGTCCCTAGGGATAGTCTGAACAATTTGCTCGTTGGCTATACGACTGCACAGGCGACACTAACTGGAGAGATCACAGTGGTGGATAAAACCACCAGAGAGCTGTGGTTCTCAGGAGCGTACTCGTATTACTTGCCGATGGGAGATGATCTCATCAGTAAGTGTGCGAGGTACGAGGCGCTTGCAAACAAGCTCCTCGGCACTAGGCTCACGCCTAGTGTGCTCTACCAGCTAGCGCCATGGTCTTGGATGGCCGATTGGTTTGTAGATTTCGGCGGAC